TTTATCAACAGAATCGTCATGATCTTTTTGAATACTTACTCCTTCTAAAGTTGTGGTAAATTTACTTAATTCTTCACCTGTGTATAAAATACCATTTCGACTCACACCAGAATGAATAGCTACACCATTAACATTAATTATATTTGACATTTTATTCCTCTGTATCTACAGTTTCTTGGATCATCATGTTTGCACCAAATCTAACTTTAACATTTTCAGCAACAATAATATGACCATCTTCATCTAGTTTAATTTCCTTTTTAGAATTTTTAACATCTGTTTCCATTTTTTCACCTTGTTGAGCTGTTTTGAATGCATCAAAACATATTGCAACTATTTGCGCCTGTGTTGCATCAGGGTCTTCATTTCGTAATTGTGATACACAACGCCCAACAAAATCTTGTTCTTTTTCATTTGGTTTAGGTTTTGGGATAGGCATATAAGAAATAATACTTTTTTTTTATTAATAAAGATTTTGTTATAAATTATATAATAAACAATATTTAGACACCAAAAAACAATTTAATCAATCCAGCAGAAATAACAATACCAAAAATTCCAGCAATCCAACTTAAAATAGTAACAACCCATCTAGGCGCATATTTTTTATCGGCAGCTTTAATAAACTCATCCATTTTTTCATTAAGATTATCTACCTTTTCTTCCATTCGTGCCATACGTTCACCCATCTCTGCTTGCTTTGCCATCTTTTCGATTTATTATTTTAAATAGTTTTTCCTTTAACAGTTTCTATTTTAACTTCTTCTTCCTTTTTTTCTTTAATTTCGCCATTTTTCAAACTTATTGTATATTTATTAACATCTTCAATTCCCATACTTTTCAAAACTTCAATAAAATATAAGTTATATTCTCGTTGAGCCATTTGTATTAAAACTTTTACGCTATTAAGTGCATTTAATCGAGATCTTAATTGTTCTAAAGTTTGTTCATTAATTTTTTTAATTTTTTCTGTCATTTTTATATCTCACATTATCTAATCAAAGCGGTGTGAATTTTATATTTCTTACTGCATCTCCTGTAACAAAATTAGCAACAGTATATGCACTTGTTGGATGATTAGCATTAGTAACAGGATTTGATGTTCCTTCATCGGCTGTCACTGCTGTATATGTTATCCCATTATCTGTTGAAAGATAAGTTGTCCATAGATTTGCTACATCTCTTGTTACTTTAAATCGGTACCACGTTTGTGCAGAAACAGTTGCTGCAGCCGTTGACGTTACGAAACCACTTGTACTATTAAATAATTCAATCTCTTGAGTTGCTGAAATTAAAGCACCCCATTTTAAAGATGAAGGAGTTGTTGAAATAATATAAAATACTGGATTCCCTGCAGCTGCTTGATATAAATCAAATTCCCACGTTCCGTATGCTTGTTGAGAGGGAAAAGAAATTCTACCAGTGGCAATACAAGATAATTGTTTGTTTCCATCACTTGAATCTTCAACTTTCCAAGTCCCAGTTCCTATTGTCCATCCAGTATTTTCTAATAATCCAGCGGTTACATTCGCATTACTTACATTCCAATCTTGTCCAGTTTGATAAAAGTTAATAGCTGTATCTCCTGCTGTGTCAAGAGTTTTATTTGGAATATGTGTTAAAAAGGCTTCTTGTAAACTTTCATTATATAATTGAGATGATTGTTCAGAAGTTAATTCTATATCCATAACTCCTGCCTCAAGAATTCCACCATCAAAATATTGAATTCCAAGTGTTCCTATTTTTGTCATTTGAGTTAATGAAGATAAAGCTGATGCAGCAACTAAAGTTTGTTTTTCTCCATCAATGTATGCTTCAAAGTTAGCCAATGCTCCATCGTTATTTCCATTAAAAGTTACGACAATACGATGTATTCCTGTTGGAAATGCTGCATTCGTCTTTCCGACTGCAAAAGAAGTATCTACATTTGTCCCCATAAATAACCCTAGATAACCACCTATATTTGAAATTCCCACTCTCCACGCACTTGTTCCATTTGAACGTAAAGCAATAATTGTATTAAGTGTACTGATATCAAACCCATCAAAATTAACCGTAGCAAATACTGTCCAAGGTTGGTCAGTAGGTGCATACACCTCTGTTCCGCCAATTACTACACCCTGAGTTGTACCATCTAATCTAAGTTCTCTTCCACTTTTAGTATTATTGAAAACAGGTGTACCATCAAAAGTTCCATCTTCACCAACAGTACTTAAATCTTTGATACTTCCTGTTCTGAAATCCCAATGTCCAACGATATTATCTGCTAATTGGTCTTTTATTGTCATTTGTTAATCCTCTTAAATTCTCTTCTTGATAATTCTTTAGCTTGAGTAGGTGTAACTTCTATTCCTGGAAAGACTTTAACTGAATAAATATCTCCTTCCCAAAACTGACCACCAACACCAGCACTTCCAATATAAGTTTTTTGCGATGATCCACCTGGAGCACTACTTGCAACAAGTGAAGCAGTTTCTTCATTAACATACATATTAAAGTTACTTGCTGTCGTTGCTCCATCACCATTATATGTTACAACAACATGATATAGTTTTCCTAAACTTACAGCCACATTATTTTTTAAAAGTGACCAATCTGTAGCTGAACCCATCCAAAATCCTAAATAACCTGCTACACTTGAAGCAGATAATCTCCACGCACTCGTTCCATCATTCCTTAATTCACATATAGTTGGATAAGAATTAGTCACAAAAGAATCTAATTTAACTAATGCTACTACTGTAAATGCCTGACCAGTATTAATGACTTCATCAGTGTTAATGAAAGAAAGTAAATCATTCGTTCCATCAAAATACATACCTTTTGGCTGAAGCTGTACAGGAAAGTTTGCTGTTGTTGTTCCATTAGCTGCAAGATAAAAGTTGTTACCTGTTGAACCATCATTTTTAGTTACAGTAGTTCCACCAGTTACAAAATTACTTCTTAAATTTAAAACTATACTTGCATTAATATCATCAATTTCAGTGAATGTAGTTGAATTATGCCAGTCTAAAACTTCCTCTGGTGTCCAAGCTCTGTTTAAAATTACTGCATCTTTTAAATCTCCAGTAAATGTATTTCCTGAAGTTGCACTTTGAGCACCAACAAACAAATCATCAGTTGATAATTGAACATCACCTGTTTGTGCTGATGTTGCACCACTATCAATAACTCCGTCAACATAAATTCTCAAATCAGTTCCATTATAAACACCAGTTAAAGTATGCCATTCACCATCATTAATAGTTGAATCATTATAACTCGCTGTCACTTTTGCTGGAACTGTTTTAGTACAAACTGCAAAATGCATTGCGCTAGCATTTACCTTTGTAAGATAAAATGTCATATCTGTGTCATTACTATAATTAGCAAACAAATATTCAACTGTATCATCTGTTGTTCTAAACCTAATTGATACTGTGAGTTCTGGAAGAGTAACATCCAACTCCGGTAAATGTCCATAATTGATAGACGACGTAGTTGCTCCATCACCTGTGAAATGTCCGTTTGCAATTACTGCAGTCCCGTTTATAGTTCCACCATTATCTTCAACATTCGCAGTAAGATCTAAATTATCTAACCAAATAATGTCCTGTGATTTAACTTGTGGGTATTTTACCATTTTATGCTGCTTCTATCATTGACATTTCATCTAAAGGAATGTAATGGATTGTCCATTTTGTTGAACCAGTTGCATCTGTAGCTGTTGCATCTAAATCAATAGTTCCATCCGCTACAATTATTGTTCCTGGTTGACCATCCATCCCACCACTTGTTGATTCAACTAATGGATCTCCTATACCACCAAGATTATACATTGTTCCAGCTGCATCACTCGTTACAACTAAAGCTGCACATAAATCAACAGGTGCTCCAACTGTTGGAGTTATAATTAATTTAATACTATTAACAGTTCCATCAAATATAGTTGTTACTTCACCAACAAGTTGTGTAATAATTACTCTACCTGTTACAGTGAAATAAGGTGTTTGAGTTGATGCTGGTAAGACTGCTGCACCTCTTTCAACAATCGTTGTCGCTGCTGCCAAACCAACGGTCATAATGGTTAGTAGTTTTGCGTGTATTGAATCTCCAGCAATTGTATCATTTTTATTACCAACAGCATCAGATGTAGTAACATTACTTGCTGAATCTGCAGTAGGTACATATTGTTCAGATGTTCTGTTTACTGCCATCTTATATTACCTCCTCAGTTTTAACAACAGGGGTTAATTCAACAATCCTTTCTTTCATAGCTAAATGAATTTCTTTAATTTGTTTCATCGTTAGTTTAACATTACCTGCTATTGCTAAATACCCATTATTATTTTCAATATCCTTTAATAGAGAAATAGCTTCTTCAACCTTTTCAGTTGTTAATATAGGTTCATCAGCTTCTTCTCTTTTAGGAAGTTGTAAATCTTCAAGGGTTTTTGTTTCCAATACGTCTGTTATGATTTTCATTCTTTATTCCTCCTAGTACATTTTCTTGATGTAACAAGTTATTCCACCATCGTTATTTCCACCAGCAGTTGTATCTTTAACTCTTAAAAACTTAAAAGCTATCGGTGTATCAAATATCCAGAACGATGTTGCAGCTACATTTGCTACTCCAGTTAATGCCAAAGTTACATCTTGATAAGTACAACTTGCTTGTGCAGTTCCATCATCTTGATTAGTACCTTCTAAAGTTATAACGTGAGTATCTCCTCCACCAGCATCTACTGCTGCAATTTGAATACTTCCATATCTGTACCCATCCATATCCATATAAATATATTGAGGAGTTGCATTCAAAACAGTTGTTAATGTTGCAGTTTCTTCATTATGATGATCACTTACTGGACTTACTTCAAAGACTTTCCCTGAATCAGTTCCACTATCATATCCTCTACTTTGAACATATAATGCTCCTAAAGAATCTACTTGTAAAGGTGCAATTTCGTTATCAGTGTCTGCTAATGCTGCTAGAGTATCGTTCCTAACTGCTCCAGTAATCATACCAGAAGTAGTAGCTTCAGCATAAGTTGCAGTTCCTAATACTGCAACTGGATTATCAATTATTTCTACTGCTGTTTTAATTGCAGACATATTTACATCGTTAGTCGCAATAGCTACTCTTTGAGTTCCGTTATCTAAATTCCCAGAAGTTACTGAAGTTGCTGTTCCTGCAACCATATCCATATTTGAAGTTACCCATATACGATTTCCAGTTAAATTAGCTGCTGCTGTTGCACTTACTTGAGCAAAAATTGGATTTGTTACTGCTAAATCTGAACCATTAACTGAACTAATATCTGCATACACAGCTCCTTTTGCATTTACTTGTAACGGTGTATAATCACCATCAGTTGTTGCTAAAGCTGCTAAAGCATCATTTCTTACTGCTAAACTCATTAAACCTATATCGCCACTTGTATGTTGAGCATCTTCAGCATATCCTGTTAATGATCCTGGTAATGTAAGAACATCTGTTTGTAAATGTCCATTAGCGTCAATTAATGCCGGACCCATAGTAGTTGAATCTGCTATGTTTGTTTGGAACATTGAAATATTATCCACAACAAGATTTACGTCTGCAGTAAGTTCTGTATCAACAACTTGTTTTCTAATTGTGTAATTACACGTATCAGAAGTTGCTGCTGTTGCTTTTTTATATAGAATTTTTCCTGTATCATAATTAATTGCATATTCACCGTTTGCTAAAGCTGCTAATTGAGTTGTATCATCTACAACGGGGTCAAATGCTACTTCAGTTGTGAGCATTGTACCTGTAACCCAAGAGAAAGATGTGCTTGAAGTATCTCCAACATCTGTTCCTGTTGAATTGAAAACTGGTGCAAAATTAACTTTTGTTGTTCCTGTTGTTCCTGCTGCGCCTGCTGCGGTTGTAACTGTTTCTGTTGCTGCTGCAGCTTGTAATGAAGAAATTGCAGCGTCTGATACTCTTACTGCTGTTTTTGTGTCGCCTACAGAAATAAATTTTTGATATTCTCGGTCTCTAAGACCTTTAGTCATTTCATTTGTCATTTTAATCCCTCCCTTTTATTTTTGTGTTTTACTTGTCGGTGAATCGGGATAACCACACGACAATTTTATATTTAGAATACTTTTTTTAATTAATAAAGATTTTGTTATAAATTATATAATACATTAACTTTTATCAATAAATTGTAAATGTCTTCGTTGACGAAATCTTGATGTTGGATTACCACGTCGAGTTTCCTCTTCACTTTTTTCGCCTTCAATATCTCCAAGAGTTCCAAATATTTTATTCGCTGTACCTTGCATCATTACTTCATGTGGTCCTTTACCACCACTTCCGTCAAAATCACTATACGATGTATGAACTACTAAAATATCTTCTTGTCTTGCAACAGGATTAGGAGAGTTACTACAATCATGAACAAAATCGGTGTTCATTGCCATACGAGTATATCTTAAATTACAATGAGAACACCATTCAGTTACCATTTACAGCCTCCATCATTTGTTTACGTGCATCTTCTTTTTGTTTTTTATCTAATTTAATTAAACAATCTGCACAACAAAACTTATCTGCAAACATTGCGAATGCACTTTCTTTTGTCGTACAAAAATAACAATCTGATCTCGTCATTATCATTTCTTTTACCTTTTTATGTTAATAAATTAATTATTGTACATCTGCACGAAACGTGAGCAGGTGGTGTCGGTGCAGTTTCAATTGGAAACTTTCTTCCATCTAACCCTGCACATATTGAACAAGTTCTATCTCCTATACTTGCAATCCATACAACTTCTTGTACTCCTTGATTTTTGAAATGTTCAACTACACCTAAACTCGCCATTCGTGTAGATTCTGTTCTTGCAATAATAACACTTCGATATTGTTTACTCATCTGTAAAATCTTTTGACCTTTTTTATTAAGAGATAATTTACCATTCTTAGTGCGAAACAAATTTTTAGGAGCAACATTCTTTTCAATTTCTTCTGCTAGCTCTCTTATAGATAATTCATTTTGAAAACCATCGCTCATTGTATTCCGTAACTTTTCAACATCTACATCAGTAAACTTTCCTGCAATAATTTCTTCTTGTGTTGTTGCTTTTAAATCATTAAAAGGATGTGTTTCAATTACACTAAAAATAGCACCAAGATATTCAAGAAAATTAAAATTAAGCCATTCTTGTAATTTGTAATCCTTAGAACTTTCAATTAAATTAATTGCACCGCATCCGTCACAACAAACTAAACCAGAACATAATTTAACAACTTTTTCTTTATTTTGGCAACAGCCACATTCAATTTTCATTTAAACCACATTTCCTATAACGAAATTTTCATATCGTTGTATTAATTGTTCTTTCCTATTTTCACCAGGAATGATTGGTAACGGAACAGTTTCTTCTCTATCTCGTTCTTCTTGATCAGTTTCTAATTCTTTAACATTTAACTCAAGTAATTCAGCTAATTCTTTTTCTAACATACTTCGTAAATTAAAATCAAGCATTGGATTTTTTAATATTTCAGTAACAACTTTTACACGTTCATTCTTTTCTTTCGTTGAAGGTTGTCCCCATTGAAATTCAACATGAACATCTAATCCGTTCGCATTAAGAATTCTTTTAAAGATTTTAGTTTCAATTACTTTCTCAATTTCAGATTGTAAAGATTCAATTCGTCTTTGGAAAGCTGCAATTTGTACTTCTGCTAATCCTTCAGGGATATTACCTCTCCCCATTATAACTTCTGGAACTTGAAATGTAAAAAATAACATATCTTCATCATGTTTAAGTGGTATGTCAAATTTCTCTCCAATATTACCAAAATCAAGAACTTTCATATCTACTAACCAATCTGTCGCCCAATTTTGTCTGTTGTTAAGCGTTTCCATTTCCTGTCCGAACGCAGTAACATCACTTGGTCGTGGTTGAAATTCTTCACTACCTAATTTCGCATGAATAGGCGTTGTTGCTTTTCTATGCATTAACATATGCATATCTTTTTGTAATCCAATAATTTGATTTAACATTAACAAAGCTGGAGATACAATTCCTAATCCATATGCATTATCTCCCACAATATTAAGTGGTAACACTGCAACTTCAAAAGGTTTAAATGGCTCAAAATCATTCATTGATAAAGAAGAAGTGGTTTTACCTCTATTAACAATTTTAAGTTGATTAATTGATTCAGTTTCTCCATAATCATCTCTTTTAATATACATCCATTTAGAATCAAGAATCTTAAAATCGGTTGGTTCTTCATTTTCTTTACCCGCCATTTCAAGATATCCAGTTCCTTTAATAAGTGCTTCTTTTACCCATGCTCTTAACAAAGAATCAAAATTGTTATCAATCAAAAATTTATCAATCAACTGTTTTGCTTTCTCATTCTCCGTTACAATAAAGAATCCTGGACCAACAAGGAAATCAATATATTTATCAACGACTCCTGTTACCATTCCATATGTTTTGTAAAGATTTTCAGTAACTTCCATCTTAAAAAGATGTTCTTCACCAAGATCTTTCGGCATACGAACTTCTTTTTTTACAACTTTACCTTTAAATTGTTCATTAATAGAATTAGGTGTAAATTTAGCTTCGCCGAGAGTCGGTTTGTAATTGTACGTTTGTTTCGGGATAACGGATGCGGTTCGTTTAAACTCCCAATTGAATAATTTCATGAACAGGAAATGTTATGAAATAGAATTAGTTTTTTTAATTAATAAATATTTAGTTATAAATTATATAATCGTATAGAAAATTAATCATTTGATATTTAACAACATTCTTTACACTCCCAATATTCAATTCTTTGCCAACCACGAAATAACCACCAAATTTTGTATATAATCCATCTTTGCGGTGATGTGTAACAAAATATTTTCCAGAAATTGTTTGAAAATTCTATTTGACAATTCTTTTTACTCAAAAAATCTTTCTTTTTTATATCAATCCGCCACGTCCACCTTAAAAAAATATATTTTCTTATTGTTGAATAGAAACATTTACTTATTATCTTACTGTCACTTTTCCTTATACGAACATTAAAATCTTCGCCGCAAATAATACATGATCTTTTAACATCAATTGTTTTTCTTTCTATCATTTTAAAATGGTGGGGTCACGGTGAATCGAACACCGAGCTGATGGTTTGGAGCCAACTATTTTGCCATTAAACTATAACCCCATAATTTCTATTCCATGTTTTTATTCTATTTTTCAATTCATTTAATGTTAATGAACATTTATCTCTTTTAGATACATTTTGTTTATGTCTAAGCAATTGACAATTCGCTGGATGAGATATTATATCAGCATTGATATTGTTTTTAAAACCATACATCACAGATACCATATGGTCTCTACTAATTCCATTTTGATTATTGCCATGATTTTTTGCTTTATACCATCCATATTTTTTTATTAGATCTAATTTATATTCATTAGGGAAATTCCAAAAATTAAATTTAAAATCACATTTTTTCCTATATAATGTTAATTCATCCCAATATTTTGCAGCTTCTCTAGTTTTATGTCTTCCACGACATGTCGTGGAACAAAATATTCTTTTACTCGCTTTATTAATTTCTAATTCTATATCACAGTATAAACAATTAATTTTTCTTATTGTAGTTAAAGCCTCTCTTATTTTTCTTTTAATTTCTTTTGTTCTTAATCTTACATTAGCACATGTTCTTGTGCAATGTTTTCTATACTTACCTTTTTTATATTTATATTTTGTTATTTCCAATTCAAAAGATTTATTACATCTTAAACATTTAATATTATACTTATCATATATTTTTTTATGTAATGTCGTGGAAGCTTTTTTATATTTTGCAACAACATTCGGATTTGCTTTACAAGATGCACAGTGGCATGAAAATTCTTTCCCATAATTATAATATATTATTTTTTTGCAATATTTGCATTGTTTCTGTAACATATTAAACGTTAAATGCTTCAAGTATTTAAATGTAGTGGACGAAACGGGAATCGAACCCGTGTCTTCGGTATTTTTGTTTTTATGAAATGCAAAACCGATGTGTTGCCGTTGTCACTATTCGCCCATAAAGAGCGCCGACGTCCGGATTCGAACCGAAATGACTATTACAGCCCTGGATTTCAAAACTGGGCTAATGTTTCCATTCTGGGCACAGTAGCAGTCCAGTGGATTAACCTTTCTCCCACATCGGCGTGATTATGAATAGGAATGGACAGAATTGAACTGTCGGCTGAGGATCATGAGTCCCCCATGTTACCATTACACTACATTCCTATGAAAGTTCATACCGCGAATTGAACACGGGTCTACTGGGTTGCAGCCAGTCGTCTTACCATTTGACCATATGAACATTGGAGCCCCTACCGTGGAATTGAACCCGGATCCACTCGTTACAAGCGAGTAATTTTACCATTAAACTATAAGGGCATATTGTCTTAAGTTTTCGTCTCAAAATTTTATTAGAATTAATCATTGACGATTAAAAGATTAGCAACTAGATGAGGCTACCGTACAGGTCCACTTCATTGTTGCATTAATCATTTTAATCTAAACTCATATCCGTCTACCTATGAAAATATGTAATAGTATATAAACTTTATTATGTTGTATTATATAATAGTAAAAAATGATAGTGGGAGGATTTGAACCCCCGAACCACTAAGGACCAGATATCTTAGCAAACTTTGCCTCTTGACCGAGTTGCCTCTTAAGTCTGGCAGGTTTGACCAAACTTCCCTACACTACCATGTACGCCGACGCTTGGAATCGAACCAAGTCATTCTGGTCCCTGCTTTAATAAATAACAGCCAGATGCATATACCAATTTGCTACGCCAGCATGAGTGAGCCCACCGAGATTTGAACTCGGATCCCGTGATTAAAAGTCACAAATTCTAACCAAATTAAACTATGAGCTCATGAGTCTTCTTGCCGGAATTCGAATCCAGATATGCAGGGTTACAGCCTGGTGTTTTACCATTAAACTACAAGAAGAAGTTGGGGGTTGATGCGGGCTCTAACGATAGAGCTTCAGTAAATTGTTCAAATACTTTGATCCGCTTATGATTCCCATTCAAAGTTAAAATATAAGGTAGTATATAAACTTTATTATACTCCATTATATAATAGAATAAGGATGTGTCAACTGGATCTTTGGTGTCATTCTCCGTAAGCGCTTTACGGCTTTCCCCTGAGTCCACTCCTGAACCTTTCAATTCAAGCATCCTCACTATTAAAAATATTTATATATATTTAAATCTTTTGTTTTAATAATAAAAGATATTAGAATTAATAAGAACTTGAGCTTTAAAATTATTAATTGAATATAGTTTATCTAAAACAATCAAAGATAATTTATTATTTATTAAAACACTCTGTAACTTATGTTTTTCTTCATCAGGAAAATACCCCTTAATTTCTATATAAATATTATATTTTGGTAAATAAAAGTCGGGATAATATTTTCTTTTTTCATTTTGTTTATTATAGTAACTAAACCACTGAGTAAAATTCTTTTTACATTCAATATTTAGCATCTCACACCTCATCATAAAATATTTTTCCCATGAACTGTCCAACCATACACCTTTATAATAACCAGATTTATAATTTCTAACTGAACCAGGATTATAACCTCCTGTTTTACCTTTCAAAATTGTTTTATTATATTCACCAACACACTTAGGGTGACCGCATGTAAATTTAAAAACTGTAATTTTTACAAAAAAATGTTTACTACAATATTTACAAACTTTTTCAATCCTTTTGACTTTTATCTTCCCCTTTAATTTTTCGCTCCTTTTTCTATTAGATTCTTTTGTTTGAACTTTACCGTTAGCACAACTTCTTGAACAATGTTTTCTAAATTTATTTTTTTTAAATTCGTTGTCAGTGCAAAAAATTTTATATGATACATTACATTTGTGACATTTTAGGTTTCGTACGTTATTTAATAAAATTAATTCTCTTTTCTTTTCCATAAGTTGTTTTCTTCGTTCTATGTTTTTTAAATTTTTATAACAATTACCAGAATGTCCACAATACTGATTAACATTTTTATCACTAAATTTTTTATTGCAATACTTACATATCCAAACCATAAGCAATAAATATTTTCATAGTATATAAACTTTTCGGTGGAATATATAATCGAACCATTAAGAAGCGGATCTACCGGGACTTGCACCCGGTTCGAAGGATCGACAATCCAACATGCTACTACATACACCACAAATCCATAAATCAATGGAGACAGAGGGGAATTGAACCCCTTCCATTTGGACCACAACCAAACATGCTAAGCCTTTACACTACTGCTCCGTTAAGTTTTCATGAATCCCAATCGTCATCAAATGGCATAAATAAATATACCATTAATGCTTGAAATTGTTCTGTGCTGATTGTTGGATTCCAAAGATGACGCAGATTTCGTCGTAATTGTTTCATCTCTGCATTAACTTGTTTCCAATTAATTTCATGCATCTTATTAATCTCAAAGGTTTTTCCTCTAAGACGATTATGTAAACATTCTTTATCAGCAAATGTTAATCCGATTTTACCTCGATGATAATTTTTATGACAAAGAGCACATAATGTAATACAATTACGTTCATTATCTTTTCCACTGTTCTTTTGGAATCGAACATGATGCATTGTAAGAGATTCATCTATTCGTTCACACTCTACGTTTTGACAAGTGAACTCATCTCGTTGAAATACTTTACATTTTACAAGATATTTATTATATACAGTTTCTTTAATTTCTTCTGTTAAAAGTTTTGCAGCATCCCATTTATCAAAATACTCTTGCTCGTTCATTACATCTCTAAATACTTCATATGTCATTTTAAATATGGTGGGCTTGCCGGGAATCGAACCCAGACATACCGATCTTCAGTCGGTTACACTCCCTTTATGCTACAAGCCCATTAAGTGGACGTGAAGGGTTTTGAACCCTCAATCTTCCGAATTCTTTGAACAGCTAAGGGACATATAAATCCCGGATAGTTCATATCAGTCGGGTGCCTTAACCGTTTAGCCACACGTCCATGGTAGGCTCGGAGGGAATCAAACCCTCATCTCGTGGTATCTTCGGATTACATACTAGCCATGTTCTCACATCGAAGCCACGTATCCGATTCACTAGACGACGAGCCCATTAAATGGTTGCACCGGGAAGATTCGAACTCCCGTCCCGAGATTCAAAGTCTCGTATCCTAGTCCACTGAACGACGGTGCTATTGGGATGCGAGGATTCGAACCCCGATCTTGCGAGTCCAAGTCGCAGGTGTTGACCATTATCACTACATCCCAGTGAAGTGAGCATGCCCAGAGTTGAACTGGGAGATCCTCGGTGTAAGCGAGGAAGGTTACCGTTACATCACATGCTCATATGTTGAGTGCGTCTGGCGGGATTTGAACCCACAATTTTCGGTATCTCCTAATTAATGGAAGCCGAAGGTTTTACCATTGAAACTACAGATGCGTTATTTTTACATTTATCAAGATGATATCTTTTCATAGCTCTAACACCACCTATCTTGCTACAATTGATACATTTGATTTTTTCTTGTTTTATTCCTTTTAATGCATTACTTATTTTCTTTTTTGTTTCTTTTGATGGAATTTGTTCTTTTGCTATTTTTTTCATATGTTGTATAAATTTACTTCTATTTGTTTTGGACCAATGGTTTTGCTTCATCTTCCTTCTCGTTTCTTCTGAAGGATTAAGACACCCTCTTTCAATTCTAGTTTTAATCATTTGCCTAAGAGATTCTTTTTTATGTTTTTTCCCTTTAAATTTTGAAATATTATTTGTATTGATGTAATTAAAACCACCATGCCCACCTAAACACAAATTATAAGTATCAGTTCTTTTACAAAAACTTTTATTCACTATTTCTTTTTCTTTTTTATTAACTTCAGTTTCTGTAGCATATATAAATAATATTTCTTTTGTAAAATTTTCTATACCAAATAAATTTATATCTTTTTGTAATAACGCTCCTGATCCTAAATATTTATCATTGATATTTTCTGTTTTGTGTTTACCAATGTAAATTTTATTATTAATTTTATTTGTTGTTTTATATATTATATATACCATTTTAATGAATTGAACAGTTTAAGTCATGTTCAGGACTTTTGGTTGTGTCACGCGGACCGACTTGGTATCTCACCACACTGTTGGACGGAATATAATACCCCCTGCGGGAATCAAACCCGCGCCTCTTGATCGAAAGTCAAGTATCCTTTCATTAAACGAAGGGGGCATAATGTTTTCGTGTTTTGAAAACGTCATTCAAGTTTTGTCAGAAATCATAAACACGAAAATCTTATTGGTGATTAAACTGCGGTCTATCAAAGCCCACTCGTTCAATTCCAAATATGATATTTGTGTTCATGTTACATAAGAAATATGTAATAGTATATAAACTTTATTATAATTTATTATATAATTGGGAAAGCCTTTTTACATCTTGCTCAGGATGTACTCGAGGTGGTTAAGAAATCATAATCCACAAGCTTGCGACCTTAGGGGGAAATTCATTAAGAACCGTGCAAGTTTCCCGACACACCCATAGTTTCGCATTGTGGACTATGATTATGATTTAAATTTCAGTAAGTATTCCTTGAATGAATCCAACTAGACTTATTTTATTTTTCATTTTTCTTTCTCCTCATTAAGTTTTTTTCTACAGAACACACAATATATTTCTGTCTGTTCATTAAATTCTATTTTACATAATCTGCAAAGTCGTTTAACTGGCATCTTTTTTATCTACTACAATAATCTCTAAGTTATTTGGATTAATTCCCCAAGAACTTTGCATACCTTCATCTGATTTTCCAGGTTTATAAACAATAGCAAGTCCCGTTTGTCCTATGTATCCAAACTCTACTTTTTCATTATGAATATTATCAAAATATATCTCGCCTTGTTTTAATCTCGTTTGGTGATATTCCATTTCTTTATCATTCATATTTTTTCCACCTTTCATTAAATTTTCGTTCTTCTTCTTCACAATACTCACTGAACATCTTAAATGCAACGTCGACTGAATGATCCCTTTCTAGTTCTCTGAATTTCCCTATCCAAGGCAATGCTATCTCTGGCATATTCATATATAATATTATATAATTTATAAATGTTTCGGTGTTATAGTATATATTTATCCTATCATAGGTCTATATGCCTTTGCACGTTCAGATCTTGGAAGGAATGCCATGCAAGCAAGAGCGCAAGAATCCGGATAATCATCATGGTACCCAGGTCCATCTGGATGTTGACATTTCCATAGATTCTGTTTGATTTCTTTAGTTAAATCCAGCATCTGTTTAATAAACTTTTCTTTATGCCTTGAATTCTTAACTGGAAACTTAAATACAGCCTCTTGAATCAAGTGACCACCTACATATTTGTTACTCATCAACCGATGCAGATTTTTATACATCTCATCTTTAGATTTAGAAGAGAAATGCACTCCAACAACTTTAGTTCTTGTTCCACGGAACTTAGCTTTCAACATATCAACCGCCATATCTTGATTCCCAGTGGAATCACAATGCACGGTTTCCATTGAAGTATATTTATTTTGAATTAAATAACTTATCTCTTCAATCTGCGAAGCATAATCGTCGCCATTCCATTCATACCATTCAACGACTTCACTTAAATGATTAATGACGGTCATTACAGTACTGTCGGAAGCTTTCCCCCAATCTATCCCAGCATACACTGGCTGGATACCTTTATACTCATGATCAATAATGTAATCGGCTTCAAGTGCCATCAAAAGTTCATATGTAATGAATTGTCCTCTCTCTAAGATCCACTGTAACATATATTGTGTTTTAAACTCATCACTGTCTTCACCGATTTCTCGTTTACGTTTCTCAATATGTTTATGATAGTTGAGATGAATGACATCTCCGGTCTTATCAAATAGTTCCTGCCTTTCTTTCAAAACTAAATCATAAGGAAAAATGAATTTATTAGTAAGAGGTAACTTTTCAATATGTTCCAGGAATCTACATTTACGATAACCGCCTACACCAATCCATACTTCTGGAGCGTTCGTACTTGCACCCATTGGACTAATAGCTTTATCAAAAACTTTATCTTCAACCGCTTGTCCTTCATCCATGATAATTAAATTTAACGTCTTGGATTCTTGGTTAGAAGTTGGACTTGCAGTCATACAATAAACTGTACAAGGAGGATATCTATCTGACCCCATTCTAATTTCATTTCCATTAAATGTATCAAGAATAAAATCATATCCTTTACTATCACACTTTTTTAAGAAATCCCTCAGCATATTAAATGCTGATTGTGCTTGTTGTTGTTGCGGAGCAAAGAACCCAACATTAAATTGAGGAGTCGTTCTGATATCAAACTCTTGAGCTAACCTATTATAATACAAAAGCAAGAAAGCTACTGTCCAAACTACAACTGTTGTTTTACCACTTTGCCTGGTCCATTCTGTGACAACTGTTTCTCCAGTATTTTCGAAAACAATCTGAATAATCTTATCACTAAACTTTCGTTGATAATTAAAAATGTCTAATCCGGTTGTTTCTTTAACAAATATATCTCTTAACTTAAATATCTTCTTAAATTGCCTTTCTGTAATCATCCTAATATTAATTCGCCATCATCATTAACAATTATAAGTGAAATATGTTTATCTTTTAGAAAAGTTCTATCTATCGTTGTTGCAACATGATATCCTTCTTCAATTAATTCGCAAGCTATATTCCATTCTTCTTCGCAACCTGCACATGTTTTTATTTTAATCCAATCTCTTAATCCCATTTTTGAAACCCCACCATTACTCGCGCCATTCATTAGTAACTTTATATGCCGATTCACTTTGTCGACCAACATTAATAATTTTTTCAACCGAATCTACTACTCCATTACTCCTCATTCGTTTAATTTTAGAATAGATATTGCCGATATTAGTGTTTAACTTATTAGCAATTTGTTTCGCAGTTAAATGTTCATTAAACTGGCACATCCATATCCTCAATTCATTTTGATTCATTTTAAAAGTTTTTCTGACCACAATATGAAAAACAATAACAGAGCTATTTTCCAATTCCACCAAAATGCAATGACCCATGCTGGAAGTCCTATGATTAATCCTACAATAATATTAATTTTTTTAAAATTCGCTAACTTTTCCTCTTTAGCTTTCATCTCAGCCGCAAGTTTATCAAGCTTATCAAGCATTTCTTTTTTAGTATTATGTTCTTTTAATACTTCTTTCACTTCAGATTGATTTTCCAAAGTACCTAAATCTTCTTCTGTTATATCTAACGGATCCGCTGCGTTTCCTACTGCCATATTTGATAAGTTCCTTATCTTTTTTTTTCTTCCCATTTTATATCACCAAACAAAAGTTTATTAACCATAAATATATTCCATACCATATTAATATTGTAACGGTTAATGCAAACATCCATCCAAGGAATGTAATCATTTTTTCTGAAAAGAAGGCTTTCATTACTGACATTTTAAAATCACCTCAAAAAATAAAATTACATTACTTACTTCAATACATCTTCTCATTTTAACATCCTTCTCTTTTTAAATTATGATGATAAGTTTTAATCCATCCATTCTTTGCTACCAGTTGCGGAATCTTATCATTCTTTATAAATTCTAATTCCTTAATAAACTTTTCCCTTCTTTTAATCGCTTCGTCAACTTGTAAATTCGGTTTACGTTCTTTCAATACATCCATATGCGCTTCAGCACGCAGTTGTAATTGTCTCTTTGTATAACTCACACTCATCACCTTCCTATATCTTTAATTTTATGTTTCTTACACATCCATTTTGCAAAATCGTAAGTGTAAAGTGGTTCGTTTTCATTCGTTACTTCGCACACATAACAAAATCTCCTTGTACTAAGTCTTCCGTCTGATATCAAAAAATGTTCACGTGTCATTTCATCACCCAATTGATAACATTTGACTCTTCATTCCTTTACACTTACAATTCGGAATCCATAAATACTTACTTATCTCTTTCGCAATTGAATCATACCCATTAACAAAATTCACTTTACATCGAGGACATCTTGGCACTCCAGTCTTTTCAAGATGTTCAAGTTCAACTCGTATCTGTCTAGGTATATCGTCTTTAACACATTCTGCACAATTTAATTTGTTATGTATAAGATGTTCATTATGTCTTTTAATCCCAGTTCCTTTACCACAAGTTTTACATTTAGCTTCTTTCATCTTTATTTTCTTCATACAACTTTCTTTGTTGAACTACAGAATCATATAAACAGCGAGGTTGTTGATTATGATACGGTAATCCATGACTTGAATATTCACAATCACTATTAGCCATTCTGCAAACATATGTATTTCCGCTTCTCAACCTGAAATTCATCTTCGGTACACATAATTCCATTAAAGTTTTATCAGTCATTTACTCAACCTTTTAATTTTCTTTCTGATATCATTCGCAATCTCACTGTAAAACATTCCTCTCTTACCAAGTAACTTCAATTGATTATTAAGAACAATAACATTATTCGTATCTGCTAAATGAATCTTTTGTCCACCTGATTTATTTTCTAGTGTTATCATTTTATTTACTATGTGTGTGAGATGACTTCCACAAACTGCTTAATATTAT